ATTATTATCTATTTTATCATCATTTATTTTATTATTATCTATTTTATCATCATTTATTTTATTATTATCTATTTTATCATCATTTATTTTATTATTATCTATTTTATCATCATTTATTTTATTGTCATATATTTTATCATCATTTATGTTATTGTCATATATTTTGTTATTATTTAACATATGTTGATTATGTATTAATAAACAAAAAAAAATATAACTTTAAACATGGACTAAAATTAATGATGCATATTAATATATTTTTATTGAGTCAACATGTAGACAGAATAAATGATAATAAATATACAAAAAATTAGACCATAAATTATAAAAAAATTATGCATAAAAACATTTGATCATAAAAAAATATGACATATCATGTTTATCGCGGTCATTTAATGAATCCATAAAACCATCTTTGTCCATAACTTTAATATATTATCGTTCGTCAAATAAAAATATAATTTTAGACTCAAATAAAAATAAAAATATAATTTTAGACACAAATAATTATTAGTATAAAACGGGATAATTATTTTATTCGGCTAAGATATTAAACTTTATGGAAAATATAAGTATCGAGTCATTATGTCCAAACGGAAAAAAACCCATGAATAATAAGTGTGAAATATTTTGTGTGAGTAATTTTGTAAACATCGACAATGAAGAAAAAACATTCGACGCAGAAAAGTTAATAAGAATAAGAAAAAATAAAAGAAAAAAATTACTTGATAATTATATAAAAATATACAATAAATGTCTTGAAAATATCGAGACAGTTAATTCATTGAGCGAAACACAATTATATTTTGAAGTTCCATCAGAATTAATTGATTGCGATGGTTATAATTCAAATGATTGTGTTGAATATATAGAAAATAAATTACGGAATCAACATATCGACACATTAAAAATTTCAAATTCTATTTTATTTGTGTCGTGGCTATATATTGAATTAAATAAAGAACGTGCACAAGCAAAATAATTATTTTTTAAGTATTGACGTTAGTAAAAAAATTAATAAAATTCCGATTAAAAATATTAACAACATATCTTTTGTTTGCGGATCCATATTAAAAATTCCATTTTTTGTGTATATATATTGTGGCTGTATCATATTTTGTGTCGATATATTATTTAATTTTTGCGCGTTGCTTAATTTTGTTATCATAATTGATTGTTTGTTTATTTGTTTTTGCATTTTAAATATTAATTTTAGCATGTCATTATTATTTCTTGAATTTATTTTGTTTTTTTGTTTTTTTTGTATTACATCATTTTCGCGCGTTTGTCTATTAACATGCGTTTGTTCATTAATATACGTTGGTTCATTAATATACGTTGGTTCATATAACACATTGTTTTGCATTTTTTGTTGTTTCAATTTACTTATTGATGTTCCTGTATTATTTTGTGAATGATGTTGATGTGTCATATTATTTATTTGTTCATTTTGTGTTGAAATAAATGTATCGTCAACATACATATCGTCTTGTGAAAAATTTTCATAATATTTATCATTTGTCGTATCATTTTTATTATAAGCATTATTATCATTTTGCAAAGGATCGCCGAAAGCGTCCGATATGTTGCAATATGAATGTGATGTCATCTTTTCGTGACTGGATATATATTAAACATAAAAAAATTAAAAAATGTTTTCTATATTTTTAATTTTTATTATGGGTGTAAAATACTATGTATTTTATTTTTGTATAAAAAAATATTATGCGCAAAAAATTCATTTAATACGCTTAAAATCATAAAAATCTTTCTTAGTAAAGATAATATAATATCGATGACAGATTCAATTACAAATAGTAACAACAATTTTATGCCTGAAAATAATGTCCAGGCAAATGATGACACTGCAAATTTGCCTCTAACATCAGACGACATGTTGGTGCATCTATTTGCAGACGAAAATAAATTAATTTCTGAAAACAGAAGATGGAATTATGATGCAAACGCAAGCAAAAGTGAACTTCCTGCTATCCATGAAAATAATTTATATGACAATAATGCCGAAGGTGATAATAAAAATGTTGATCAGCAGGAACATTTTACAGGAACACAAAATGAGATGCACAACGACACACCAATAAACGATAATAATGAAAATAATTATCAAAATCAATACAGCGATAAAAATGTTTCAGATAATGAACATTTTAATAACAATGCACAACAAAATACTAATGCACAATATGCTGAACAACCACGTGAAACAGAACAGGAAATACATTTAAAAAAATTAGCAATGCTAACAAAATTGGTTGATCTTGCAAATTCTGGCGTAAAATTATCAAAAAATTATAATTTAAATTCGGATTTGAAAATGATGGAGTATGAATACAATATGCACAGAAACATTCGTGCAAAACATAATGGTATTAATTTAATGAGCAGTATGACATTAAATATGGTTCGTATGTTAGAAATGGGAAATAAATATTATGATCCATTTTCTTTAAAATTAGATAAATGGTCCGACCAAATGAACGCAGATGCATCAAATTATTATGATGTATTTGGTGAACTGTATAATTATCACATGAAAGACGGAAAACCTATGGACCCGCATCTAAAATTTATGTTGATGATTTCAGGGAGTGCACTAAAAGTACACATGGGGCATATGGCTGCTGGGATGATACCAAATATGAGTGAAGGATTCGCAAAAAATCCTGAACTTGAACAAAAATTGAGAGATCAAGCTGCTGCCGAAACTATAAAAAAACAACATGAAACAGCAAATAAATTTAATGAAAAATTAAATGGAGAGCATAATGCAGCGTCTAAAAATGCAAGCGATTTACAAATGTTAAGAGAAAAAGAATTGGAATATTTAGATAAACAACGAAAAAATAATAATGCACAACCAACCATGGCACCACCTTCAATGACACAACCAACCATGGCACCACCTTCAATGACACAAAATAATGATAACAATATGCATCCTAACAAAAATATATCTCCAGAAGAATTTGAATTGTTTAAAAAACAATCTTTGATAAATCAACACAATCATTTAGTGCAAATGAAACGACAACAAATGCAACAACAAATGCAACAACAAAAATATGATAATATGAATTCTGCAACGGACAAAAGTCTTGATAATTATTTAATAAAAGAACTAGAATCGTCATCTAACGCAAGCACATCATCAAAATTATCAATTAATCCGAATATTGATGAAATAATAAACACAACGCAAAAAAAAATAAAAAATAATGCACAATATAAAATGGAATCCGTCAATAAAGATGATATTGATGTCATTTCGTTCGGAAATAAAAGTAAAGGCACGGGAAGTAAAGGTTCAACAAAAAGTAAGGGCTCAAATAAAAGTAAAAAGGGAATTAACATGATGATTAATTAATGTTTTTCTATATGCATCATTTATTTTCATCATGTTATTAATTATTATATTTTAATTACTATGGTTTCTTCTGTGTGTCCTTCTTTGTGTTCTTCTTTGTGTCCTTCTCCATGTCCTTCTGTGTGTTCTTCTTCGTGTCCTTCTCCGTGTTCTTCTCCGTGTCCTTCTCCGTGTCCTTCTCCATGTCCTTCATTATTTTGTTGATACATATTTTGAGTCAACGAGTGCATTTCATGAAATTTGTTCATGGCATTTTGCGTGTTTGAATTAGAGTATTTTCTATTTTTAGATAAAGTTGCAACGTGTTCAAATGCACGTGACATTATTTCTGGATTAGTCTTTTTTCCAGTCATTACATTAAAAGCAGCTTCTCTAACATGTTCATTACCAAGTGATTCTGATACCAAATTGCGTATTTCGGGGTCGTGAACTAAATGTTTCGCAATTGGTTTTAGTTCGTGAAATAATGCATGTAACATAGGACTTCCTCCTCGCAAACATTTAGCTTCAAAATATGCATAATAATTATCATAAAAATAACACAAATTAATATATTTTTGTATATGCATAATATTTTTAATTTCGTCATGTGTTAAATCATATTTTTTTAATAATTGTGATGCAGAAAAAGGACCCACTATATCATCTGATATATTTATAATTTCATCTCTGGACATTTTTTTGCATATTTCAATAAATTTTCGTAAATCATATTTATTTATCATTATATGTAATATAATACATTAATATTATAAAATTGTATGTACAAATATATAAAGAATTAATATTGATTATTAATTAAAATGATTGACGATAATGAAAATAATGACGTTGATGATAATAATATTGACGACAATAATAATGAAAATATAATAAAAGTTCCGCGAAAAAGAGGAAGACCTCGGAAGAATGACACGTTAAAAATAAATGTAAAAAAAGATGTGAAAAAAATACCGGATGAAGAAAAAGAAATTATTTTACATCTTCCCATATCTTTGAGAGACATCGATATGAATGATTTAAGTGATTTTGATGAAGATGATACAATAAATGATAGTACTATGTTAGCGTTGTCTGATGATGAAAATGTCACGGCAACAAAAAATATTTATGACGTAACAAAAGAGCTGAACGAAAAAAATCAAATTATAAGAAAATTAAAAGATGAGCTTCTTGAAAATAAAATAATAATAGATGAATTTAATTTGTCAAATAAAAATGTAGGAGATTCATGTGTTACAAAAATGTGCGTGCCTATGATTGATAGTACAACAAATAAACCACTGATACCTAAAAAAACAGATATAGTATGTTGGTGGTGCACACATTGTTTTAATACGGTACCAACATATTTGCCAGATCATTATCATAATTCAAAATATTATGTGTTTGGAAATTTTTGTTCTGATAATTGTGCATGCTCATATAATTTTAGTATGGGTGATTATAAAGTTAGGGAACGTAATTCATTGTTAAAACAAATACGAAATGATTTAAATGACACCGACAAAATAATCAAAGATATAGTTCCTGCTGGACCACGTGAAATATTAAAAAAATTTGGTGGTCCTATTGACATCGATAAATATAGAAAAAATTTTGAAAATTCGTCAAAAGAATATCGTTTTATGGTACCACCAATGATTTCAATTATGCCGACAGTCGAAACATTAATAAAAGAAAAATCTATTTTTAAGGACATCAATAAATTTTCAGCACCTGATGAAAATGAAAAATCGCACAAAGGTTCAATAATTAGTTCAATGGGAATTCGTGTTAAATCAATCAATTAATTTATTATTTTTATCATTTAAAATAAAAATAATTATATCAACATATTTTGCTAATAAATTTTTTACGTTTCGTAACTTTGACCACAATTTGTTTGTCGTCATTAAATTCATCATCGACATGCATTATTTTTTTGTCTTTTTTATGTTCATCCTTTGCAACTTTTTCTGCAGCCCTTATCGTTGCTTTTTCTGCTCTTTGTTTTTTGCGTTCATTTTTAGCAACATTTTCTGCGGCTTTTTTTATTGCACATTCTTCTTTATGTTTAATTTTATTTTCTTTCTTGTCCATTATGTTTTTAGATCCTTCTCTTAAAATTTTTTTCATGACATCGATATTAATATTATTTTTAACGTCACCAATGCATGAAAACTTTGATAAATTTTCTTTAAAAAATAAATAATGAAATCCCTGTAAAAAAGCATCACATAAGTCATCTTGTTTATCTTTAAAACTTTCCCATATTTTTTTTTCATCATGCAATTTATAATGTTCAATTATTAATCGTGTATATTCTATTCCTAACTCTTTTGTTAAGTCATAAACTTCTTTTTTATTATCTCCTTCCTTTAATTTTACATCTGTTTGTTCTTTGTCGATACTTAATTTATTTGAGGGGCTAATAAATTTAATATTTTTAATTTTGTTATTTTGTTTGCCCTTCATTGTAAAATAACTCATGATAAAACATGCGACAGATTTCATGGTTCCAACTGTCGTTCCGTTTATATTTATGGGTTGATTTTCAATTAATACTTCATCAACATCCGATAAAAATAAATATTCGTCTTCAAGAATATTTATTAAGTTTGTGCAAATATCTTCAATCGGTTTTTTATGACATGCCAGTGTTTTAAGTTTTTTTATAGAAGTGTTGCTTTTTAAATGTACCTTACATAAACAACATTTATTATTTACATAATGTGCCGTTTTATCACACATTTTTCCTGTTTTCATTATATGAATACATTTTTGCTTTTTTTGTGTGTTCAGTATATTATTATTTTCTGAAAATATATTCAAGCGTTCGTTCAAATGTTTTTTATGTGATGAACAGCAAAATGATGGTTTTTCATTTGGTAATGTTAACGCAAAATTAGCATTTTTTGGACATAACGTGTTTTTATTTTGTAACGTATGTTCACATGTTATATTTGCGCTGTCAAAATTTATGACTCCCCATTTATTAATTGTAAAGGGAATATTTTTATCATCTTCATGTTTTGTTATGATGCAGTAAGCTAAATTTTTAATGCCAACATCAAATGAACATATTTTGACCATTTATATAATCAACTACTTTCATAATTAATTATGTATTTAAACTTATTTATTTTTTATTTTTCTGTGTCTTTTATGTTTTTCTTCACGTTTCTTTTTTACGTTCACATGTTTCGGATTTTTAACAAATAATTTGCTGCTCATTGATGATTCTGTTATGGCACTTTGTGTTGCCGCATCATTTAATACGTCATCTGTTGTATTATTTAGATCCGCATTAGTTGTTGCATTAGATGCATTCAATGAAAATTGTGAAATTAATATTGACGCTTTTGATTCAGAATTTGATTCAGAATTTGATTCAGAGTTTGATTCAGAGTTTGATTCAGAGTTTGATTCAGGGTTTGATTCATCATATTTAATTTGTGGCATCGAATATTCACTTTCTTTTATTCCTTCACTTTCTTCACTTATAAATTCACTATCCATATATTTATATTTAATGTTGTTAAATAAATCAATTGTGTTATCATTTATACTAATTTCATGATTATTAATTACGTGCTGTACTTTATTTAGTTTTTGTGAAACGGAATTCATTTCACTTGTGTTCATTTATTATTACATATTATATTTTTTTAAATAAATTATTGTAACATCAAATCGATAAGAGATTCAGTCAATATATTTTGTATTACGAAATTTTCATAATTTGACAGTAATAATTTATTTATAAATTCGTACGCATAATTTACATGGTCACTATTTGACACCCCAGTTATAATTATGGATCCACTTTCAAAAACAAATACCGATATTTTCTTTTTTTTATATTTACATTTTATGTTTACACATGCGTGAACATTTGGATCATATGAAGCAACAATATCGTTATTTTTTGTAAATTCATATAATTTATCCCTACTTACGACGTAATCTATGTCAAAATTTGTATTTATCATGACTACTTTCATTTTAAATAATTTATCGATTACCAAGGCATCTTTATTTTTAACAAATGGTTTTTCTATTATTTTTTTTTTAGTTGTGCTGTATATATATTTGCTTTTTTTAAGTTCGTCAAATAAACAATGTAACGCTTCCATTGTGTGCGAGAAATTTTTACATCCCGTCATATGTATTGAACCGTTGAGAAATAATTTTATGTTTATCAATTTTCCCGTTGGTGACTTAATTGTGACAGACACTTGATTAAAAAAATGTTTTTTTCTTTTTTTATTTGGTTTATCTACATCTGGTTCATCATTATTTTTTTCATTGTTATTTTGTTCATTATTTGTTTTCTTTTTTTTCTTTTTTTTCTTCATTATCACGTTATTTGTTTCAGGTGCGTCGCCAAAGTTAACACTGTGAATTTTTCCATATGACAATTCAAGATATTGTCCAATATTTTTCACATTAAATTCAGTGTCTATTTTGCAAATAATAGTCATTGTCGATATAGTTACTTCATCTGGAAATTTACTTTCATGTATATTTAATTCATCGATCATTTTATTTTTATAATCGCTGTTAAAATTTTTGAGACTGTCAATATCTTTATTATTTAGTATCATTTCGTGGTGTTTGTGTGCTGCATTTTTTGTTGTATCGTCTTGTTTATCATTGCATTTGTTCAATATATAGATATTTTCCATCATATTTATGATATTTTCATTATTTATGCACGGTTTTAACATCAGCTTTGATTAGACGATATCCTAATTATATTATCATCCTTTAAATCATTTTTCCTTCTTTAATTTTTTTTTTTCAATTTTTAAATTATTTTTGGGTCCTTAATTGAAATTATTTATTATTAAACAGAAGTGCAACTATCAAAAAAATAATAACTGTATTGCCGTTTGGGTTAACCTTTGGTATCACCAACAATAATCGTACACATAATGTTATGCATGATGCATTCATTGAATGAAATGAAAAAAGCAACAAGATGAACGACCAAAGCAAAAAAATTATGAAATTGATGAATCAGGATTTGAATTATTTTTGTTGTTTCATGGATAATCAGATTTATAAATCATGTTATTGATATATTGATTTCCTTGGATATTTTCAATGGCATGAGTATTTATCGTCCATGCTGTTTGTGGTAAAGTTTTATGACTCATTCGGGTGATAAATGGTACCATGTCTGAATTATATTGTGTCGAGTCAGGAAAAAGCTCACGATTAATTGCAAGCAATGGTTCGCTTAACCTTACCGTTGTGTAATCTAATGATTGACCTTTACTTGTATTACTTAAAGTTGGTGCTCGTCCTTTAGCAATTATTTCTTTATTAGTATTTAAATTCATATTTGATGCGTCTAATCTTGAACGTTGATGTTCAGGCGCTGTTGATTTAACTGATGATAAATATTTATTTTTTTCATGAATGGTTCTCATGTTTGGATCAGGTACATTGTCTTTAAAATTATAAATATATCCTTTGTTATTTTGTGATGTGCCAATTGATACACCAGTCATATTTGATTTATTATGAATTGTTCTCATATTTGGATCAGGCACATTATCTTTAAAATTATAGATATATCCCTTGTTATTTTGTGATGTCCCTACAGATAAACCTTTCATACCAGATTTATCATGAATGGTTCTCATATTTGGGTCAGGCACATTATCTTTATAATTATAAATATATCCTTTGTTATGTTGAGATGTCCCTACAGATAAACCTTTCATACCAGATTTATCATGAATGGTTCTCATATTTGGGTCAGGCACATTATCTTTATAATTATAAATATATCCTTTGTTATGTTGAGATGTGCCTACAGATAAACCTTTCATACCAGATTTATCATGAATGGTTCTCATATTTGGGTCAGGTACATTATCTTTATAATTATAAATATATCCTTTGTTATGTTGAGATGTGCCTACAGATAAACCTTTCATACCAGATTTATCATGAATGTTCCTCATGTTTGGGTCAGGTACGTTATCTTTATAATTATAAATATATCCTTGGTTATGCTGAGATGTACCAATTGATAAACCTTTCATACCAGATTTATCATGAATGTTCCTCATGTTTGGGTCAGGCACATTATCTTTGTAATTATAAATATATCCTTGATTATGCTGAGATGTACCAACTGATAAACCTTTCAT